GCATTAAGGCAGTCAAAACAATAATGGCGACAAGACCAGATCACTTCGCCAAGGCAGGTAGGATAGGTGGTAGGGTAAAGACGGCAAAGGGATTTAGCAAGAGTGGACTCGCTCAGTTCCGAAGTGATTATGCGAGTCATCCACGCATTGCTCCCCAGCACCATTGCCACCAACACAATCTCCGACTGCTTGCCATTGCTTATCTGCGTAGCCGTCAACATAGTCTTTCAGCCCAAATGCGTTAACCATCTGTCTTGCGTATAGCTCGCCACCTCCAGACCAGACTATGATATGAGTATTCTTAAAGCTTGCTAGAGTCACTAGTAGGCTTCTAATACGCTCGTTAGCTCTAGGCTCGAACTTAGTGTTGTCCCTAAGAGTCCCGTCAATATCAAAGGCTATTATCACTTTCTTCATATTATTTAATCTCCTCTTTATCTTTTAAGTTAGATAGCATATACCCACTCCATTCTTTCCAGTTTTTGTGGGCTTCTTCTAGCTTTATTCCAGCGTTAGCCTGTCCAGCATAGAATCCTTGCCTTAAGGTTGTCTCTTGCTCTTGTTGGAAGTGTTGGAGTATGGCTTGAAAGCTCCGTTCAGCTTCCTCTTTGGCTTCTTGAGTATCGTCTGGATGTGTTGTCTGGTTGATAAACTCCCAATCTGCTGCGTAGTTCTCGCACAACTCTCTTAAGAACTCTTCATTTACTGACATATTAAACATCCCCCTTTTTATAGCTGTACCACTCAACCCAAAAACAAACTGGTATCAATAGACCCATCGCAGAAAAGAATATCGCAAACGGGTTATCCTCAACGATGAAGCCCTGCACAAAGACAAATACTGAGAATCCTATTGCAAAGATATGCAGTAGACTGAACACTACTATTGCTTCTAATTTATCTTTACTCATTGTTTTAGTCCTTTCTTATTTAGTGTTATCCCTGAGAGCTTCTAATTTGAGTTTGTAAACCTCTGATCTTAATAACTCGTTTTTGTAAGCCAGCCCCAACACTTCTTTCTGTAGGCTATTAACCTCCATATAAGCTTCATGTTGTGCTTTGGCATTGCCTGATACCATAAGTTGAAACTCTTTCTCTGACATAGGCTCTTCTTCTATTTGAGATGGTGGGGTGGGTTCTGCAAGCTCTGCACCACAGGTACACTTACCGAATCCGTCTGCTGGGTCTGCATTAATCCCACAGCTTGTATCGCATTCTTCAGTAAACATACATCCCTCTTTACAATCTCCACATCTGCCTGAGTTATCGTACGCTATCTCTCCGCAAGGTTTAGCAGAACAACATTCACTAAGTAGTTCTTTATGTGTGTTCATAGTTAATCCTTTCCTCCCTTAAGCTCTTCTATCTTTAACGCTCTGTAGTTAAGGTCGTTCTTTGTCTTTATGTACAACCTCCTAAACCTAGCTAACTGTGTTTTTGCATCCATTGGAGTAGTAGCTAACTCAAACCTAACACTGTTGGGCTGATTAGCAAACCAGTATACGAACTCTTGCTTAGTTGCTTCTAGTAACCTCTTCTTACTCATATTATTTTCCTTTCTTGTTAAGCTCTTCTTTGAGTTGTTTGATTCTATTCTGCATTTCAGATTTGCTCATTGTGTAGAATCCGTCTTGCATCGGTCCAGCTATACATCCTTCAGCAAATGCTACAACGGCTTCTTTCTCTTTCTGGTTAATGAGGGTAAGGATAGAATCTGTAGCTTGATCTACCTGCCAATCAGCCAACATATTACTAGACATTGGTTCACTCTGAAAGAATAGTATGTCTTTGATTTTATCTTTTAGGTTGTTAGTCATATTAAATAAACCTCACTGTGTTAGTTGACTCATCTACCTCAACCTTTGGGAATCCTTCAAACGGATCTTTAGGGAAGCCTGGTATACCTTGGCTGTACTCCTCAGTCTTCTCTTTATACTGCTCGTATCTCTTCTCTTCAGCTTCCTTAGAATACTTAATAAGCCCTCTCTCGTGTAAGCTTCTCCTAGCTCTTGTAATAGATTCTGGGTTAGCTACATTGGCAAAGTTTGCGTATAGTGACTTGTCATAATCCCAGCCCTGAATAGTCCATACTGTCGGGATCAGATTTTTATCTGAATTAACGCAATTAGGGTCTAGCCTGTAAGCCTGTAATACTAACTGTTCGTTTTTACTTATTTGCTGTGTCATCTAGTGCCTCCAATACCTGATTAGCATCTTCTATAACATCTATCTTAGCTACACCAATAGTCTCTATTAAGAAGTCTGTTATTGGTCTAGTGTCTCCAGTGGCTTTGTATAGCTCTCTGATCTGATTCTTCTTAGCCGTAAGCTCATCTGCTAGGTTAGCGGTTTCTTTTCTTGGGCTTGGCTCTGTAGGGGTCTTAGGAGCGACTTTACCATGTGTGTTGGTACTATCTGAGTCTTTCTCATTATCTATTAATAGAAGCCCTCCTAGAGCGTATTTACGAGCATAAGATGATGTAGCTCCTGTTAGTTGGCTATCGTCCATACCTTTCTTATCTACTGCTTCTCTCGCATAAGCAGATGCTTCCATATAATCTATGTTGCTGTCTGTATCCATTAGGTCAAGGTCAATGAATTTAGCTGTAGCCTTAACGTAGACTCTACCACCAACTTCTACCATTTCGTCATTAAGCACGATAGTGGCTTTGACTTCTTTTAGTAGTGGCTTAACTGCTTTCTCAATATCTTCTACATTCCTATAGTTATATTTAGCAAAGCTATTTGTATTATTCTTGGGTACTGCTAACTTCTGCTGTACCTGTGCTAGTTTTTCTAATACGTTCATATAAACCTTTCGTTAAATTATTGGGTAACTTTAATTGTATATCATACTTAAGCATAATGCAATAGCTTAGTTTTACACACCTAAATAGCATCTTCTAACGGCATATCTATATCCGTTGCAAGTTCAATCTTTAGAGCAGTTACTAATGCACTAACTGTAGGCTCTATCAAATCGTCAAAGTAATCTCTTATTTTCTGTGTATCTTCAATTAAAAAGTTATGCCCAATCCTCGCATATACTTCATCATCATGCTTCAATGTTATGGTTATTGTACTCATATCTTTACCTCTTTATATTATTAAGCTTGCATTGATCCCCAATCGGTTAGCTCACCGACCTCTGGTATATCAAAGTTAGGCGCTCTCCAGTTGGCTTCTTTGATTATCTTTAGAACTTTGTTGAACTTGTCTGCCCCATGTTCTAGGAATGATGGGTCGCAGTGGTATACCTTAATTCTATGCGGTACTTCACTCTCTATTGCTACAAAGTAGACGTTAGTTGCTTCTGATAAGTAATCGTAAACTGACGCTTGTAGATCGTAGTTGGAGTAGATCGCCTCTCTAGTAAACTTGTCAAAGCTCCTACTGTTGATAAACTTCCAGTCATAAACTGCAGTTGTGATCTCTCCCTTGACTACTACGTCTAGGATTCCTTTGATGTTATAGCCCTCAACTTTCTTCTCTATGGTAACTTCAGGTGTAATCTCGCCCTTAAAGTATTCTTTTATAACAGGGTGGTCAAGGACTCTATCTACTACCTTGCTCATCTCCTCAATCTTCTCTTGCGAAACTATTGCGGTGTCATCAGGTATGGCATCTCGCCATTCTCTAGCAAGCTTAGTTCTAAAGCTATCGTAAGGGTTAACAGCAAACTTGACTGGCTCTCCTCCTAATCGTTCGGCTAATAGCTCGTGAATAAGTCTGCCGTCTGACATTGCTTGTGAGTCTTTCTTGATAAGCCCTAGCTTCTCACCTACTGCATAGTCATAACCTTGCTCATACATTCTAGCTAAGAAGCTAGGTGATAAGTTTATTGGAGTAATTTTAGCTTTACTATTACCACGCACGACTTCAGGAACATCAAACTTTTTATTAATCTCTTCGTTAGCTTGTTCAAAGAGATCATCTATTGTATTAACCTTGTTCATTCTTAGCCTCCAAAGCTCTACCGATCTTGACTCTTGAGGCGCTTACTACATCCCCCTCTAGTGAAGCATTGTCATCGTTCCTTGCCAAATTTCTACCAAACAAGTTACCGAATGTCTTAACTGCATTTTTAACAGCCTCAGCTTTAGCTTTAGGTATTGCTAGAACTCCTGCGCTTTGCATTAGCTTAGTGAAGTCTGTAGGGGATGCACCTGATGCTGTCTGTAGTTCAGCAAAGCCTATTCCATCTGCAACTAGAACTTTGTCCGATCGCGGGATGTGGGCTGTTACTCTTACTACTACATAGAAGCCGTTGACTACTTGAGCCTCCCTAAGTATTTCTACAGTCCAGCCAGCAAATAAACCATCTAGTAATCGTTCAACTGCGGTTATAGGTAGATAATCAAACTTACCAAACTTATGGTATTTAACTATCTGGCTAGGTGGGTTCTGTTCGAGTATTACCTTGTAGGCTTTTTCAATATTTAAGCTAAAGCTGGTGTCCTTTAACGACTTATCAATGACTTTCTCTAATGCCTTGCTCTCTTTATTTGATAGTTGATCTTCCATATTAGTTTAGTGGTTGGTTTAATTTAGTTGCTACTCGTATCTTAAACTCAGCTTGTAGACGTTCCATATATCGTTGTCTATTCTTTTGAGCAAGCTCTAGTGGTGTTAATATACTTATCTTCATGTTATTTTCTAGCCTCGTCAATTTCTTGGTTGTTATTATCTATTTTCTCGCTTAATTCGTTATCACACCAGAAGTGGCATACATCACATCTTAAGTTACCGTCTACATCCTCAAAGCTCCACTCTGCCTCGCAGTCGTGTAAAAGTCCACAGTTAAGACATATACCAGCTTGATCGTTCCAACCAAACTCATGCCCTAGCTCATCACACTCTGTTATAGGTAGCTTAGTTATTACTTCGTCCATTACTGTGTACCTCCTTTTACTAACTTGCCTGTTTTGATAATCCACCACTCGCCAGTCAGTTCATCGTCCCTATAGTATTGGTCAATAATCGGCTCGCAATCTGGTTGCTCTTTAACCATTTCAAATGCAATCTTCTTTGCTTCTGCGAATGTACTGCAACTTTCCTCTAAGCCATAAATACTGTTGACTGTATAATCGTATTTCATTTGTTTAAACCTTTCGTTAAATTGATTTGTAACCTCTATTGTATACCTAACTTAAACATAATGCAAGTACTTAGTTAATGGACTTATCCACAAGCACTAAAAAACCCACGCCTACTAAAAGGTGGTGGGTGAATACTAGCTAGTTTACTTTACTCGTTATCTCAAGATATTGCGAAATGATCTCAAGATGGTTATATATTATATTATAAGTACTTCTATGTCAATAGGGGGATCTTTCCCTCGTACTAAGATACGAAAGCTACCCTCAGTCTTATACATCTATAGGTTATGAGCATCCCTCCCTCTAAGATAACTACCTACTACCCTCAATTTGATATGTATTACTAAAGATTTGATTGTATAGTGTCGTATAGTTGATGGACTATACGGCTAATAAATACTTAGTAATGACCTGGTTGACGTTTAGATCCCAATAATCAGAGCCAGGATTTCAACATACCAAACATTCTGTTTAACTTTTTATTATTTATACTGTCATGTTAGGACAACAGTTGATGTAAAAGTACTTGTAACAGTATTGACATTAAGAATTATCTTTATATATACTAAAGATACACGCTAATGAAGCAGAACCCAGTTGATTGCTGGGTTTCTCTTTATCAAGAAACTGTTGGGTTGAATCACGCTAATGAGACAACTTACATTTAACTATACACTATCAAAGTAATCATTCCAACGTTTAAAGTATTCTAAGGGGTTTCCAATATCTGTATGCCTGTTAATAGTAGCTTGTTCCCATCTATCAGGATAGTTAGTTTGCATAAAGATATACCATTCTTCTGGGTTGTGAGTGAAGTAAGTGTGGGCTGATCCGCACATTATTAGATGATTGTACTCAGCATACCTGATTCCTTTATAGTCCCTGCGGTACACATGACACCATTGTAAGCCGTTTTTACACTCGTGTTGGTAGTTAGGCTGGGCTTCGCAATACGGAGTCTTAGAGCGGTAGTAAAGGCTTGCTTTTTTATCTGCCTTATCTCGGTAGCTTTGCCAAGACTCTGCTTTCTTTAACTTCTTTCTACGCCTAGCTGACTTGTCTGAACAGCCATAACTGCAATATTTGTTAAGTCCTTTAGGTATCAGTTTGGTACAGGACTGCTCGCCACACCTCTTAGTATCTGTCATAAACATAAGTATATACTAAGCGACCGCCCCAAGCGGAGCGGTCTATTGATACAGATAGAGTAGGACGACAATTTAACGAAAGGTGTCCTACTACTCCCTATAACTGTAAATACATATTAGCAAAAACTAGAGCGTTAAAGCGAGGGTTGATGCTTACTAACCAGAAAGGTGCATAAGAGGAAGTGACCTACTGCTTATGATTATAACAAATGGAAATACCCCCAGATTGTGGTCTGAGGGTACTGGCTAGAATATGATTATCAACACTGCTCTAACCTTGCTATTGTAGATAAAAAATAAGCGCTACCTTCATAGCTGGTCGTTGGTATACACCCTATACCAAAAGGGTTGCGACGTGTTCTTTACTATACAAAAAACCCTATTGAGTTAACAATAGGGTTTTTTAGTAAGCTTGACGTCCCTGGCAGGGTAACCGAGTTTGTCACCCGATGTCTTTATTCTAGCAAGCCTCCAAGCTCATCGTCAAGACTCCTTGCTTCTAAAGCTGTGAACCAGCTTATAGTTTCTTCGTCAGCAAGTGGATCAAAGCGTGTTGGGAAGCCGTAGCCTTGCATCTGTACTAATATAGAGTCTGGTAGTCTAATACCCTTTAGAACACCCTCTAGGCGTAGCTCTGCGTGGTTCATCTCTTGCTGGAAGTAGAAGCATCTGACTAAGGTATTGCCCCAGTTAAGTGAAATAGGCTTGTCATCCCACGCTACTTCTAAGCAGGGTACAACTAAATCCCTATCGTCTAAGTGTAGGGTCGCTAGTTGGAATGGTGGCTCAATGTCTGCTGGCTTAAACATCTGTACCCCCTTGGTGGTAATATCCTTGATCTATAAAGTGTAACTGGTCTATCATATTAGCCCCTATTCTTTGTGCTAGTTTATCATCTAATTCTAGGTGGGCTTGTGCTAGCTCTCTGATAGCCTGTGGTTGGCTAGCAAGTGTTGAGTCAGGTAAATCATCTAAGAACTTGGCAGTCATCAATAAGAGTCTTTGGTTAGGCTTAGGTGGTGGTGGCACATTGGCGTGTAGCTCTTTGTGGACTGGAACGTACATCGGCACTAACATCCCAAAGTGGCTTCTAACATATCTTTCTAAAGGCGTTCTATACCATCTTCTCTCCGAGTAAACATGATGTCTATTCGGCTTATCCATTTAAGCTATGCCCTCGTTGGCTATCCTGCCAGCTTCCATTCTAGTGAGAACGTCAACAGTCTGGTGATTATCCTCTATAGCAGTCAGTGTTTCCTCTTGAATCTCATGTAACCACATAGCCTGTTTAGCAAGCTGTGCAACCCTTTGTTCAAAGCCTAAAGGCACAACATCTAAGTCATCCCTTATAGAACTGGCAAGGTCAATTATGCGGTCAAGCCTATCGTGTTTAGATAGACTCTCCATATTATAAGTCTAAGACTCCTTGGTTATCGTTTAATGCCTCTGAGAGCATCGCCTCAGCCCCTCTGTGCGTAGTTAGAGCTAAATCCGTAGTTGTAGGCAGGATTGTAAGAACTCTCGCTACAGCGCCCCCTAAGCATTCGCAGAGTATGCGTGGGCTTACTGTGTTAACTTTTGGGAAGATTGACTCTGCCATATTAAACTAAGAGTATTACTATAATTATAATTAAAAGAAATATACCTAATGACATATTACTTAGCCTCGGTAGGCATTATAAATAGGTTCATAACTGCTGATATTCCAGCGGCTAAAGCTCCTACTAATAAAGCTTTATTGAATGGTGCTGAGATGTCCTGAGTTAGCCCTGCTACTAGGAATGCTCCACCAGCCTGTACAAATGTTTTTAGCGCTCTAACTGATAGTGCGTTTACTTGAATTTGTCCCATATTATTCTTCTCCTATTCCTTTAACTGCTTGGGCTGTATTGATTAAACTACTATTAGGCGTTGTTAGAGAGTCCTCTGTAGTTCCTAGAGCTTGATGTCTAGCCTCGTGGTCTAGTCTATTTAAAATCATCTCACTGATCTTGTAGGCTTCATTGATGTGGTTCTTAACATCTTCGTCAGTAGATGCGTTGAATGCAGTGGTGAGTTCTTCACGAATAGCATTTATGCCACGCATCTTACTGGTTGCTACATATTGGTACTCGTCTAAAAATCTTTGTTCGGATGGTGTCATTACTTTTTACCTTTCTTCTTAACGTCTTTAGCTTTCTGCTCGGCTCTACCGAACAGTCTTAGTAATTTATTCTTTAGTTTTTTGAACATATCTTACTCCTTTTTTATGGCTATGATTATACCACTATTTCCAGCCCTCTATACGTTGACCATTTACATAATAGAGTGCGAGAGCTACTGTCCCACCTGCACTAGCTGAGTTAATAATAATACGCCCAGGGTAGTTTGCATCGTAGCCTCTAACCCAGTAATAAGAACCACCTCCTGGTCTGACAACTCCTGCTGGTCTAGCAGTTCCAGGTACAAAAGATGTGCGGTTAATAGTTACAAATACCTTAGAGCCGATTGCTGGCATACCGCTAGATGGTGGTGTTGGGGCTGGGTTGCCTCCGAACTTCTCAGTGATTAAACTAGGTGGGTAAACATAACTTCCGTTAGATCTCTGAATCCACCAGTGTAAATGCTTTCCAAAGGCATAGCCAGTATCGCCCATTACAGCGATTGCTTGACCCTTTTTAACAGATGATCCTTTTGCGATTAAACAGCTTTTAAGGTGAGCAAACTGATGTAGCCCACTCTTGCCTCTCATTCTTAAGCAGTTACCAGCATTAAGCTTGCCAACTCCACGCTGTTGGTATGAGTCCCAAGTCATATCTTCTGGGGCATATACCTTATCGTCGTTAGTATTCCTGTAGAAAGAATAGTCCACAGCTTTAGTTGATCCATGTTGTGCTTGTGTGATTACATTACCAGTTGGGGGTCTCATTGTTAACTCCTTTGATTATGCTTGTGATTATAACCTATTTCGGTTACGTTTAATAACGTACCAGGCTACCACGAATACTAGAGGGGTGGAGAACACTGCATTGAGAGTTGGGTTGCGGTATGCAAAGTTCACGCTAGTTACGCATATATAGAGTAGAATCATCCAAAAACCTACCCAATCCTTTGATCTTGTTGTTATAAACCCAGCTAAGGCTAAAGGGAATAGTCTGATGAGGAATAGTAATAGAACGAGTGCATCTGATTGCATATTATTTACCATTACTTAGGGCAAGTATTATAGCAAGCGCAGTACCTAAAAGTCCAAGAGCATACATTATTATCTTCTGAGAATCAAGCGATTTATCTGATCCACTTGTTAAAATGCCTGTGTTCTCTTTTTTGTAGTCCGCTATAACATCAAGCTTATCTTTCCACTTCTCTAGCTTAGTTACTCGCCCATTAGTCTTTTGTACTTGTTCTAAGGTCGCAATCTGTACAGCCTCTAGTTTACCTAGCTTTTCAAATATGTCTGAGTTGGTGGGGTTTCTTTGAGTCATTTGATCTGATTGATTAGCCATAGTGCTTTATGCTGCTTCGTAGAAGAATGACCCGTTGATGTAATCGTTGGTAGTCCATGTGAAAGGGGCAGTTGATGACACTCCGTACTCTCCTGCGTATGTACCGAGCGAAGATATACCTAGAATCTGCATTAGATTAGGAGACTCAATCAATACCATAGCTGGGTAACCAGCACTACCAAAATCAACTACCCTCAATACCCCCCCAGCATAGGAGTTGATAAAGCTAGAATTAGGTGTGACTGGCAGAGTGAATTTCGGTGTACCAGTTATAGACGAGGTTGTGCCTAGCGTAAAACCAAACTTTACAAATACCGTCTTTCCGACCTGCTTGTATGTACAGGCGAACACCCCGTTACCTACGGTCACCCCAGAAGGAGTTGGAGTATATGCGTTCCAAGCTCCTCCTGGTTCTCCTACTCCTGTCTTTAGCTTGGCATTAGATACACCATTGCTTGCATCTCCTGTATTAAGCCCACTACCATCTGCTAGTGCTTCAATATTCTCTACTAAGTCATCTAATTCTGTTGCTGGTAAAGTGTCAAAAACACTAAAATCCATATTAGGGTTAGGAAGTGACATTACTCTATATCTCCTTTATTACTTTTAATCATATGCTCATTATTATATCAGAGTTATTAAGCGGATAGTGGCGCATCAAATATTACAGCTTCAATGTCGAAGGTCTGTGTAGTTATAGTATCTGTAGACCCTGAGTTTGAAATAGATATGTTAACTCTTATGTTGCCAGGAGAATAGAACAGATAGATTGCACCCTCAATATCAGGATTGCTTGATATGAACTCTGGTAGCCTCCAAGTGTAACTTATAGATCGCTTAGCATCAGAACCTTGCTTTGATACATAAAAGTCTGCTATTGATCCAGCTCTTGTGTATGGGATGTCTAAGGTGAAATCTTTGCCAACAAACGAGCCAGGTATACTGCCAGATACGGTGATACTTGTCTTTGTAGTCTGGTAGTTCTTAAAACTCTCGTGGAGTGAACTCATTAACACTTTATCTAATCTTACAGCCATTCAGCTACCCTCCGCATAAATTCTGTACCATACTCTGCGTGATGCCGAGGATGGTGCTGTTAAGGTTATATTCAGATCAGTAATTGATATGCCGTACTCAATCTCCGCCTGTGTTGAATAATTATAGAGCCATACGTTATCTACACCGCCTTGAATAGCTTGCCATACTTGGTCGGGATTAGATTCAAAGTACAGCCAAACATTAGGCATATAGCCTAGATTATGGCTTACTGACTGAGTTCCACCTGTTCCAGTAAAGGTTAGCTCCCCTTGCATCAATATCTTTTGATAGTTCAAGCGTGAATCAAAAGCTAAGGGCTTAGTGCTGTCAAAGAATGAGTCAACAAGAGGATTCGTTGCATCGTAGTCATCTATCCAAAAACAAATGACTTGATAGTAAATCAAACCTGATAGCTGAGTAGAGAGTATGACTATATCTGTCGGGGTGGAATAGCCTATACATTGGATCAATGGATCAGAGATTAACTGTGCAAGCCCACCATCCACATAAGTTATGCCATCCAAAGACCACTTAAGCTTAGTAAACACTGGTCGTGTATAGCCATGTGGAATCACTAGCTTAGCATACAAATCAGAGCCTAGAGAGTCAGCCTGACGAGCAGAAGTCGTTGTATTAAAACTACCAGTAAATACTTGAACTATCTTGTCAGTTGGATAGCTTGAGGCTAGGGATACTCTATCTATGTTACTAAGCAAAGACATCGGCGAAAACATCCTCCCCAGTCTTAGCTATTACAAACCCGATAGTCCCATCTGGTAAACGACCAATAACTATCTGGTACACACCCTCAATCTCATCATAGACTGTTAAGTAGTTATTGCCCTGTTCAATTTTGACGTTACCATCAAGTGCGCCTATCTGTTTTTTGCCCTCTGCTTTTATGTCTGCCATATACTCTTTACGGACTTAACACATCCGTTCCATTTAATAAAGATTGATCTAATACAAAGTATACTCTAGCTTCACGCTCTTTAATCGTTAACCTTTGGCTATAACCACCACCCATCATCTGTTGGTTGATTTTCTTAACTGCGTAATTGCCCTCGTAACTATCTAAACTTACACTCACAACGTCTCCGATCTGTAGTGCCATATTGCCTTTAGTCTGTATCTCCAATATAGAACCGATGTCTTTGTAATCATCAATTATTATCGCCGCTTTAGATTGAGCTGTAGTTCTTTTCTGTATGTACTTAGTCTCAAGAACATATCTTTTCTCGTCAAACTTATCTATAGATGCTTGATCAAAGTCCTCTACTAATATAGTATCCGAGACTTTAACAGGTGTACCCCACAAGTCAATTGAATATACATAGGCATCGCTAGTTCCTCCATTAGAGAATGTTATTTTAGCTGATTTAGCAAACTTGTCTATATCAGATACTGTTATTGATGTGTTAGGAGATGTTCCGTCAATGTCATCTGTAGATATAAAGTGGGAAGATGGTACTTTAATGTCTGAATAGGCAGGAGTAGTTATGAGTGTTGCAGGGTCTTGCAGAGAAGCCCACACCTCAGTAGTTGATCCAGCTTTAACTAGAATAGGAGTTGATGATTGCCAGATACTCTGCTCTATCTGTTCGGTGTATATGTGAGACGTTAACTCAACATAGTTGATAATGTCATCAATCCCGCTGGTGTTGTAGTCAATTGTATTCCTCTCGTCAAAGAATATAACAGGGGTGGTAGAGAAGTCTTGCCTGTTTTGAAATGTGATTACTCCTAGTTCATCCATATATAACCGACCCTGCTCTGCTTCCATCAATTCTCTAACAACAGTTCCTAGAGTTGTGCCTTTCTCCACATAGAAATAAGGCACTCTGTTAAATGAAGTGGCTGTAAAATTCAGCTGACTATCCAAAACGCCAACCAGCCCAAACAGTACAGTTAGTATCTCTCCTGTAGATTTATTCTCTAATAGAGTACTATCATCAATCTTCCGTTCAAACAAGAAACTTAGAAAATCTGTTAAGTGAAACTTAGCTGTTCCTGCATTCTTGTCTATTTCTGGCATCTGTTCCGTTAAACCAATGAACTGAGGCAAGTTATAACCACCAAAGCCTAGCATGATTCTTGTCGGTCTTTTGGGAAGTATGTTAGCACTAATAGGGCTATCTGAGTTAGGAGTGAAGTAACCATCGTGATTGTCTAGTGTTATATCAGCCATAGCTTGTACTACAGAGTAAGGTTCAACTTCCTCTCTTGATACTTCAATACCGATTACTCTAGCAGAGAAGTCTTGATAACTGTATTTATCCCATTCCTGAATAACGTCATTATCTGATGGAGCTAACAAGTCTGGTCCATCAAGTAAAGACACATCCAACTGGAAGAACTTAACAGCGTTGTCAAACGCCTTATCAAAAGACATCTTTAACTGCCAGCTAATAGGACGAAGTATCGCTCTGGCTTTACTGTCAAACTGTGTAGTTGTAGTTTGCATTTTAACTTACCGCATAAATCTCCTGAATAACTGCACTAAAGCTATCAGAGTATTGACCATTGTATTTAATCTGATCTGCACTAATCGTCAGATACACATCTATTCTAATACCGAGGTTAGCAACCTCCATCACAATATTGTTACCAGTATTAAACTGTGAGTTATAAAGATCAATTATTACTTGAACCTGATCTCTAGTCAGAAGTTGCCACTGTATATTCCATACACGCCTGTTATTAACATAATCAACAAAGAGAGTTCCATCTAATGTTACGTTGCTAGTGGCGTTAGGTTGCCTCTCTAAGGCTATGTCAATATAATCTGGTAGTAATATACCATTCATATAAATCTCTCCATACTCGTTTACCATACGCCAACCTCCTTTTTACCTTGTGAGCGAAGACCCTCGTTAAAAGCATCCACTATCTCTTTTGACATATCCCTTAGTGCCTGTTTGCTAGTTGCTACCAGTGGCGTTACATTAAGTGTTATCGAATAGTTGCTGTTGGATACTTTACTTGTGCTATTCGCACTTGGTTTTGCCACATTCTCAATCATTTTGTGGTTAGGTATGACATCCGATCCCTTTGGCAGGTTAACTAGCTCTGGTCCATCTTCTCCTACTAACGCCATACCTCCCCTAAAATTCTCTACTCCTTTAGAGAAGCCTGGCATTCCCATTGCTTTCGCCTGCGATCTAGATAAGACATCTCCTTTTTGAGCCTTATCCCATATCTTCTTTTGAGCATTTGACATCTCATCTAAGGCTCTTGTAGTATCTTCTATCTTTCTTTTATATTCGTTTTGCTTAGAGGCTTCTGCCGTTGCCTTTTCTTGCTCTTTTGTAGCCTCCGTAACTCTCTGTGAAGCTGATGCAGAGTCTAATTTAGCTTGGCGTAAGTCTAGCTCTGCTTGTTTTGTTCTAGGTGAGTCTTGGCCATATCTATTTACAGCTTCTGTTAACCTATCTTGTGCTTCTTTCTCCCTAAGGCTAGCTTGTTCAACTGAAAGCTGTGCTTGTGCTAAACCAAGAGAGGCATTCTTCTGACGGTCTTGAGCCGCAGTAACAAGGTCAGTAGATTGTTTTAATAAGTCCTGTGCTATCTTATTACGATCATAGCTAGACTTCAATAGATCAACATTATATCCAACGCCTTTTAGTTCTTCTGCTTGTTTATTAAGTGATGAATTTGTATTAAGGATGCTTCCAGCTAGTAAGAACATCCCTACACCGCCTAAGTATCCCATTGATAATCCTAGCTTTTGCATCCCTGCGCTTGTGAATGATGTTGCTTTTGCCAGTCCACCTATCGCAGTTGTAAGTGGTCCAATCATAGCAAGTACAGCCGCACCCTTTAGTATCATTTCTTGCTGGGCAGGAGACAAAGCATTAAACTTCTCTAGCAACTTAAGAGCCTCGGCTTGTACTTTTTGAACCGCTGGTGCTAGGTTCTGAGCCAACTTAGCCGCACTATCCTCTGTTTGTGCTTTCATTATTCTTTGCGAGTTGGCTATTGAATCCGAAGTATTAACGAAGTCTCCAGCTACTTTATTAGATTGCTCCATTAACAAACCATATCTAGCCTGTACTTTTTGAGCGTTAGTCATCTCCTCTCCTTGCCTTGCTATCCCATTCGCAAGTGCGTATGCCTTGATTGAGGCTTCGTCTAAACCAACACCGAATCTTTTAATAGGTTCTGATTCTCCTCTAAGACCAGCGTTGATAGCTGTTAGAGCTTCTGAGACATCTACGTTGAATACAGAAGCCATATCTGCCGCTCTCTTAGTAAGAACAATAGACTTCTCTGCCGCTTCGTCAGCACTATAACCTACGTTCTGTAAAGCCGCACCAATAGGAGTAGCCGCTTGCAAGAACGCTCTTTTAGATAAACCAACCTGTGTTGAGGCTGTTGTTGCAAATTCCTCCAACTGTTTACTAGACTCTCCGAACACTACAGATACAGCGTTAACAGCTTCTCCTAAATCCGAGAATGCTTTTACTCCATAAGTAGCTAGTCCAACTAGGGGTACTGTCATACCAAGAGTCATTTTCTTACCAGCGCTAGTCATCCGATCTCCAAATGCATCAACCTTAGTTCCGAACCCTTGTACTTGTTTATCGGCACTATCTAATCCTGACTTTAGATTCTTATCATCTACAGTTAAATCATAGTGTAGCTTTCCGACTTCTGTACTCATCTATTTTTGTCCAAATATTTCTTTTAATTTATGAATGTCATTAACTTCTATTGTATCATCTACAGGTTTATCTCCTGCTCTTTCTATCAACTCCTCTAACACCTCCATTTTATCTTTCTTCTCAAGCGAGCCATAAGTGCTAGTGGTTATATCTCTAAGAGTATTCTTAGCTCGTAATCTATAAGCCTCCTCTAAAAGAGCAGTAAATGTTATTGATGATTCTGACAATAGACTCTTAACTGTGTAACCGCTATAGACGCTAAGGAAGAAAGCTATCTGAGGAATCAGCTTGATTATTGTGCTTTTGGGTCGGCTTGATCTAAACCTCTCTCTTCTAACTCAGGAGCTTTAGCAGGTAAAGCCATCTCAGATAATATAAAAAACAACTGATCAACAATAGCTGATGGTAAATCCTTATCCATTAATTCAGGTATGCACTCTTTAATAGCACGAGTCATCCTCTCTGAGGCTTCTTTAATCTCATCATCACTCAGATCAGATTTTCTACTAAGCTTATCACTCATCGCTCCCATTATAAGAACATGACCAGTATCAGGCGGTTTAACTTCAATCTCTCCCTCAATATCAGGATATGTTATATACCTTGACTGAGGCATCAATACTCCGAGGTCAATTACATCCGCCATAGTTAACTAAATTTTAACTTGATATTACGATACTGCTGCAGAACCAATGTGTCCAAGTCGTCTACCAGAACTGTATGACTCATCAACTAGAGCTTGCATTGTTACTTCAATGACTTTTTGCTCATCGTTCTTTAGTACAACCTCAATGCTCTCAACAGATACAGCCTTGTAGATAGTAATATCTTCACTTGTATCAGTATCTTCAAGCCTTGTAGGGTGTAGCATTAGCAACTTAGCTTGCGCTCTTAGGCTTTGACCAGCGTCAGCACCTAGGTCAACTCTTGAGAATGTTGAGCTTTGTGAGCTAGTCTCAGGAATAGCTACATCCCAGTTAACCCAATCTGTCTCAGCCATTTGGAATGTTACTTGTAGGTTCTGCCCTGTTAATACACGATCAACAGCAGTAGTCCCGTACTGATCAACCATTACATCTGTGAACTCACGCTCGTATGTAAATGTAACTCCATCAAGGGTGTGTCCTAATGTTTGCCCACCAAAGATAATTCGTTGTGGTCCAGCTACTTTAACCTTTGCTATGTTTCCAATATTTCCTGCCATCTATGTTTTTCTCCTTATGAAATGCTATTTAAATTTCTACACATAAATTGTACACTAAGGCGCAAGAGTTTACCATTTTCTTGATCACGATCAAAATCCTGGACTCCTGACAACGCCTCACTAAAGAATATGTGCCAATTAGAGGTATCGTAATGATACTTCCTATGGAACATATTATAAGCTTGCCTCATCTTAGCCATTGCTTCTCCTGTGTAAGGTGATCTGTACCAAATATCTATGACTTGGTACTCGTGATCTATGTATTTCTCAGGCGCTGGGCTAGGAGATGAGACTATAAAGAAGCCTTTCTCAACTCCTTGAGGTAGCTCACCAGCAAATAGATCAGTTGCTACAGTACCTAAACCCATTGTTTGCATCAAGGCTGGTAGCTCTGTTACTAAGTCTGCGTATAAAGGGTTCATATCTTTGCACTCCTTGAGGCTTCTCTTATGTATGATTCTTTCTTAGATTCTACTTTATCAATGGCGTTTTTGAACCAGCCTTTGCCAGTACCAGAGGTGGTGTAGTTAGTGAATGGTCTTGATCCTCGCCTTATACCTAGCTCTTGAACAGCGGAGTATTCAGCGTTTGATTCGACTCTATAACCATTAGTTGTTCTCTTATGCTGAACTAAAGACTTTAAGTTACCAGTCTTGATAGGAGTCCTACCTGTTTTTATTAGTATCTCTATGTCCTGAGCCATATGAGCTGTAGCCATCTCTTTAAAATCTCTATTCTTAGAGTTAAATTTAGTTCTGTTTGATACGAATCTAGCCTTACTCATCTAACTAACCTGCCTCGTCTTAGATACTTCACACTTATAAAACTTGATTGTGTTAGTTCTTAATCTATCTCTAGCAACAATGACTCTCTCTACCCTGTAGAACTGAGAATTAACACTAAATATATCGGCTTTGTTAATAACTACACTAGGACCGAACCATAACAGCCCATCTATATTGACCATCTCTCTGTTTGAGTTGCCTCTGCTTAAGTCGGATATATCCCTGTATAAGCAAGCCATAGTTGCAGTAACACCGAAAACATCATCGCCATACATATTTCGTGTTGTAGCATACTTTGTAGCTTGCTGGGTTAACTTTGGTACTAAGTTGATACTCATTACTACTTTTATATTAAAAGCTCTCTACGGCTCTCTAAAATGCCTTTAACGACTGCATCTGACATAGCACTAGATGATATAGATGAACTATCCCCATACTCTACAGAGTAGCCCTCAATAGATTCTTTCTTAATGCCCTCACTATTAGATGAGTCAGCAGAGCTTGCGTTAACTAAACCTGAGCAGATACGGGTAGCCATAATCTGTATATCCTCTGGTACTCCGTCATCGTACTCTGAGAACTTTGCTGTGATCTTTAGCCTACCAGTAGTAAAGTCTGCAACTGGCATTATAGAAGCGTTAAGAGAATATGGGAAGCGACCTCTACCCCTGAAACGTATAGCAGTCTTAACATTGCTATTGACAGGCTCAAGGAGGTAGTCAGTGCCTGTTGTATAAGTGGCTACATTGTCATTCTCCCAATCTACACTCTCTACAGCTGTTACATCAGTGCAGGAATCAATATCAATTAATGGTCCGTTACCATCAAAGTATCTATCGGTAGCGCTCTCTTGCTCAATGAAAGTAGTATTAAGAGTTCTGTCTATCCAAGTGTCTACTGCTGGTATCAGAGTTGTTAGGAGTGTTTCTTCCTCTGTGGTCAGTACCCTTTGTAATTGGCTTGCTATTAGCGTTGTGTTTGTGTACATATTCTTCTATTATAATACCGCATTCTATGCATTGTTTATACCCTTTATGTGAATTTGCAAAGGCGTGAGTCCTGTATTGCGACCAGTAAGGACATTTTACAAACTGAGGTCTTAATATAGCTGAGTTGTGTATTTCCACCTTGCCTATCATGGTTACGATTATACACCAAAAGAAAACCCCCATTTATGGGGGCTTAATCTTAACCTTAGGTTGGTTAGTCTATACTTGACAAATCATCACGAAACTGTCCCAGTACCTAAGATAACGAAGCGACCTGCAACACCAGCTGGAAGTACTCCGAGGAATCTTGCGACTGCTCGTAATGCCTTACCATCTTGTGTGATTAGGTTGAAGTCCGTACCACCAGCGTCTTTAACAACACCAGCATTAAACACTTCCATAACTAGTCCGTTCTTTATGTAAAGCTTGTAGTTACTCAAGTCTCCATAAACAGCGAATGCATCGTTTGATCCAACTTCCGTACTCTTAGGTAGAACTCTAGTAAATCTTACTGGAGTACCCCAAGGAGTAGTTGGGTTGACCGCACTAAAGTTAAAGTTAGTGTTGATGCTACCAGCTAGGTAGTGGTCGTTAGTAGTTCCCTTAGTCATGAGGAGTCTAAAGTAAGTCTCTTTTCTCATGTACCAAGCGGCGTTAGATGTATCCATATCATCTTCGCCTTTGCCCTCTGCAGTAAGCAAGTCATCCCAAGTGATAGTAGTACCAGCACCAGATACAGGCTCTGTAATAACACCAGAAGTGTTAGTAATACCAGTAGTAGCATTAGTAAATACTGTCTCATCAAGTTTCTTTGCGTATGCACGAGATACTTCTTTACGAGCTGTAGCCCAGAAGTCTATAGCAGCATCTTCAGTCAACTCATCAGTTGCTGGGATGATAACTGCGTACTTTACTAGGTCAACAGTCTGTCCTGAGAATGTAAGCTTTGCACCAGTTTTAACACCAGCTTCAGCAGTAGAGTACATTTCAACACCAGATGACATTGAGACTAGACGTACAGAGTTTCCGTTAACTCGTCTAACATCGGCGTTAGCTAGGGCAACACCATAGTTAGGTAGGTTTTCGTAAACCTGAGTGTCAAAGTCAGGATCAGGAACTAGGTAACCTCCGTCAGCGTCAACAGTTTCGTTTCCATAGTTAGCCTTAGCTACGATGTTTGCATAACTGTTATATTGCTTAACAAGTCCCATGTCTCCGTTCTTGAAAGCCTGTACAGCTTTAGCAAGACGCATTTCCTTAGACTCTTTAACGATGCTCTCACTAAATAGACCATCTTCTAGTCCTTTAGCTATCTGATCATCAGTTTCAACTTCACCACCAGCTACGTTCTTCTTAGAGACTTCCTCAGTCTTTTCGATGTAGTCAGCAATAGCTTTAGTGACTGCTTCTGATGTTGATTCTTTGACAACATCCTCTACAGTTTTCTTGATGTCTAATCCTTCGTTGACCTTAGCAGTAATTTCTGCAAGCTCTTTTTCGCCGAGTTCTATAGTCTCAGTCTTTTCAATTGTTTCACTCATTGTGATTTATTCCTTTTTGAGTTTGATTATGCGTATGGTTCTTTCAATTCCTTTATCTAAGTTCTTTGCGGAATCTACTAGAGCTACTTTTAAGATTCTCTTAACCTCTTGAGGTGTGGAGTCCCCTGCGGAGGATTTAGCCTTATGGCTTTCCTTGAGGGTAGCTAGAAGCCCATCTAGGGTCTTTATAGCTGAACTAACTTCATCATAAGGCATAGCATCAAGCTTGTCAACTAATGTTTCACGTTCAAACTCTTGATATTCTTTTTTAACTTCCTCAAAGCTTTTACCAGATACTTCTTCTAAGGAACGTCTAGTCATTGTAGCTTCGGCGTTAGCTGGCACTGGAACGACTGAAAACTCAACCATATCCATTTTGAGAATCTCAGTAAAGTCTTTTGACCACTCTTTAACAATTCCACCTATAGATACTGCGTTTAGGTAACCACCTTTAATAAGCTTTGATACAGTATTGGCAAAGTCATACTCCTCAGTAGCAAGTTTGAACCTAGCAATAATAGAGTTCTCACGTTTCTCTAGTGAGATAGCCTTACCAATAGGCAAGCTCTGATAGTCATGACCATACAAAACAACAGGGTTGCTCATATAGGTATCAGTGTTAACACCCATTGATACGATCTTCTCTCCATGTCTGTCTAGGTTACCTGTAGTAACTACAGTTTCTAAGATTCCATCTTCTACTTCCTTGGTTAATGCGCTATCTACTCCTAAAGTAAGAGTTACTTTCTCTCCTACTTTCCTCTCTATTACTTGATTATCCTTTTTGCTCATATACGATGTTTAAATTATATCTCTAATTGTAGCACTAATGCTTATTTCCTTACATAAAGAATGTAGTTTTTGGTTTAAATGCGGCCGCACCTGATTTATAAAGAGCAAACCCAGCAGACACTAAGCCCATAGTGGCAGTACCAGAGCCAGCGGTACGTTGGAATCTTATGCCGACTTTCTCGTAAGCGTTGACTGTTACTTGGCTTGTGTTATCTTCTAGGTAAAGAGGTGAGGTAGAGGGGGTCATTACTATAGTTCCTATATCTACCGCATTTGCTCGGCTTGTAAACGTGACTTGGTTTGATCCAGCAGGAGTTAGCTCGTTCCACACAGTCAGATTCTTCATCGTATAAGTTCCAATGGCAGGTACAACACGGATAGATTCTGACGAACCGTTACCGCCACCCACCGTTGAATATAACGAAGCAGCGGTTGTAGTCTGAGAAGGTGACGAGTTCGACGAAGTACCCCAAGAGTGCATCGACATTCCAGGGATAGTCGGAACGATGTGCGATGCGATGCTGATACGGTTTGACGCAGGACTTCCCGTTGATACTGTCTCCCACCAGAAGATGTCTCCTTGCAAGAACGAAATCGGTGTAGGTGAAGTGATCGTTTGGGTGTTGCTTCCTGCCACCTGGATAGTGAAACCTGTGGAAGCAACTGCTCCTGTCGCTCGAGTACGTTTCATGAGTGTTGCTGTGAAGTCTTTTCCTGCTGTTGGTGCAGATGATACGTTCATACAAAACTTTGTGAATGAACCATCGAACGGCATGATCGACCCTGAACCTTGAACGGTTAGCATCGCGTCTTGTTGCAGATTCGAATAGTGTGTTGTTGTTGCGGTCAATACCGTCGATGATGAACCCGTGACGAGACACTGACCGTCGGTCGATGCGACTGCTTCACACGATGATTCCCATACTCCAGTACCAGCAGAACCGCTAGGTTTTACACGCCAACAGAACAAATCCCCATCTGTGTAAGATACTGAACTTACTAAGTCTGAGCCAAAGCTCTGGGTATCGTTTAAGGTAATGCTTGCAACAGCGGTTACGTTGTTATTCTTCAGTAGGTCGTAGGTTACTGTTGTTCCACTGGCAGGAGGTGTACCTTTGCGGTCTACAAAGAAGTTCTGTAATACACCACTACCAACTATTACGCTATTGGCAGGAGGCGATGATGTTTGAGCAGATGAGGCATAGTAAGTGGTCAATGGGAAATACCTAGTTACAGCAGTTGCGCCAGTTGGTTGACCTGAGATTATGGGATATGTTTGAGCCATTATGGTAGACGGAACGCCATTGTTAAGATTAATCCAGCAGTACCAGTTCCAGCTACATCAACATCTATTCTAATTAAATCTCCAGTAGCAACATCATCGTTGGCTGTATCTATAACGGCAGGAGTTGTGGCATCTTTTGAGTCATACTCTGTAGCATCAATAGTTACCTTGGTACTAAGCATATCTACAAAAGAGTGAGCAGATGTAGCGCTAGATTGACGACCTCTAGCAAGTTGTACTGTCGGGAGTCCTGAGCTTGAAGTTGTGATTACTGCGATGCTTACACTGACTAGGTTCATTCCGTTAAGATCAGAGTTGATTCTAAGGTAAGCTTTGCCATCTCCTGTTGTTACGGCAGTCCCAGCTTCTATTACATAGATGCTAGCCACCTTTGTACCAGCATATGAGCCAGCTAAACCATCTGGAGAAACATATTTAGCTGTTGATGTTCCTGTGTTTGTCTCGGCGGTACTCGCATCGTCATAAGCGGATGAGTCTAGCTTGGCTGTTATCTGTGTCTGTATGGCGCTTGTAACGCCTTTAACGTAGGCAAGTTCAGTTAAGCTAGGATAAGTGCTTGTAGATAGGCTTGTGAGGGCTTTAGAGCCATTGAATGAGGCAATTGTATCTACTGTAGCATCGGATAGGGCTGCGCTCTTTAGACTAGCGTTCTTGTTGTTATCAAGCGCTTGGCTTCCTTGCATATTCAAGTATAGGAAGTCCACTGATCCGCCTACTTCTAGGTTGACTCCTGCACCTGTACCGCCAGCGACCTTTAGTGAGCTTGTAGTCTTATCAAATATGAAGTTAGCATCTCCGCCAAAGTTACCACCATCATTGAACTGCACCTCAGTATCAGAACCTCCAGGGCTACCTCCACCGCCACCGCTTTGGTTATCTATGTATGTCTTTAGTGCAAGCCCAGTGTATAAGTCGTCATTAGTTGCAGTCGCCATTGAAGCATCGTCTTTAATAGCATTAACAGTTGCACCTGAACCACCTAGCCTAAATCCGTTGATGTCTGCCCTTACTAACTCATCCACACCATTAGGAGACATTGAGAATCTAGCAAGGTCAGAGGAGTTCTTAGTCAAGGCAAAGTACACATTAAATGTGTCAATATCTAGCATCGCTATAGATGTAGCAATTCCACCAACACTAAATATACCGAACGACTCCTGACCGCCTACCGAAGTAGTGTCTAGGAATCCTACTTTTGCAACCCAGCTTGGGGGGGATACATCAACGCCATCAAGTACAGTACCACCGCCAAGGTCTACCTCAAAGGGCGCAAGGGATAGGTAAGCATCCGTTAAATCTCCGTTCTCATCTACACTCAAGGCTCTAAGCGGTGTTGCACCTAGAACCTCTGTGCCAATCTCCATACTACCACCGCCACCTGTTTGATCTACCCATTCAGTGTCATAATCAGCATTAGAATCCTTAGCTAGGACTTGACCAGTAGTTCCGCCTGTAGGTACCCCGACTCCATCAGCTCCTGCTGGTCCAGTAGCTACAAGTTCAATCTCAATCGGAGTATCCTCTACAATAGATAGCTCTACTGGAGTTTCTTCAGTTATTTCTATTGTTATGTCGGAGTCTGATGCCATACATTTAGTCTGTTATTGCCTCCGTTATTTCTAAGGTGAAAGTTTGAGAGTTCTGAGGGTTGCCTGATCCATCAACTGTTTTAATATCACAATAATATACGTTAGCTGGTAGGTTAGTGTTTGATGATGTTAATGCGATTCTAAAAGTTCCACCTATTCCACTAACTATAGTTGCAGTCTTAATAGGGAAAACAACCTCGGTGTTAGAGTTGCCTTGTTTCTTTTTGCAAGCCATTGTAATAGTCCAGCCTGTAATGTTCTCAGCTACTCCATCTCTGGTAACTGTTCCGTTTAGATTCCTAGCGTTTGCTCGTTTTACTTTTATAGCCATATGTTAGTCCCTCACTGGTATTATTGTGCATCGGCATTGAGCATGAATAGGTGGTGTTTCTATTGTTTCATAGTCAGCTACAAATGTCTTAGCATTGCCGTCTGCATCAGTGTATTCAAGTGTTGCTCCTTGATCTATAAAGCTACTGTCTAATCCGACCGTCTTTCCGTCCATCTCATCACATAAAGGGCAAGCCCCAGGGTTGGTATACCATTTCTGTGCAGTAACATATCCTGTTTGTTTGTAAGCCTCATTAGTAGCATAGTTAGAAGCTTTAAGAGTTTCGGTTCTAGCTATTCTCTCAGCTCTATATCCTTTGGTATCCTTATAAACTGATTCAATTCGCTTCTTCATCTCAGCAACAGTCTCGCTATTAGCCTTAGCTTCTTCAATAGCCTTATTGATGGCAGTTAATGTCTCATCGTTGAAGTTCCTAGCCATACGTGCAACAGAGTCGTCTACAGCCTTTGTAATGCCAGCAGTTGTTTGGAAGTCCTTACTATCGTCTCCAGCAAACAAAAGCGCTAGAGCGCCCTGTGTGGCGATTAGGGATAGCATTATTGGGTGTATCTTCTCTATGAACTTAGCATCAGCTTCAGCATCGTCAAAGTGCAACTGTTCGTACTCTTTACCTAGAGCTTCAAGGTTGTTTAATACCTCGGCTTCTTGTTCTTTTAATATAGGGGCAATTGCTTTCTTAAACTTACGCTCATATTGACCTTGGTTCTTTTGGAGCTTTAATCTAAACTGCTCCTTTTTGTCTGTGTTTATATCAGTACTCACTTGCTCTTTGACTATCCTCTTAATAGATATACTCTTGGTTTCTTTAGCAGGTAGAGGTTCTTCGCCAATAGGCACTAAGTTTAGAGGTATATATAATTGATTCCCCCCGTCTATATCCTCCAGCCCATGCCTTTTTCTGATCTCATTAATAGTATAGATTACGTTGACAAATTCTTTCTCTTGTGTTTGGTTAAAGACTTTATCTTCTGGGATTATATTCTCGTGGCTAACTATTAATTGATCGTCTGGGAAGTATGTGTCTGCGATCTGCTGTATAACAGAGTCATAAGCATCAAACTCAGGATCAATAACATACTTATTAAATACGAACTCAAGGGCTGTAACTACTTGCTGTCCTAAACCTACACCGCCAGCTTGCCCTAATAACTCTTTAGGCACTCTAAACGCCTGCAATAGTGATTCAACATTCATAGTCTTAAGAGCTTTCATGTCTAGCTCGTTAAGCCCAACACCTACCTTAGTGAACTTGGCATCTGTATCACGCATGATTGCAACACGACCAGCATTGTCAACACCCTCGTACTTCTGTCTCCACATCTGCGTAAACTTTTGGAACACTGTCTTATTAACCATTCCCATAACGGATAAAACACCAGATATACCAGCGTTGTTCTTAAAGAAGTTACGAGTAAATCTAGTAGCAAAGTCGCTTGTTGCTATTTCATCTGAGTGTGCGGATATAACACTAAGCCCATGATAAGGGTCTTGTGGGTTTGGTCGTTTGAATTGCCATACCTCATCAAGCTTCAAAGGTATGTTAGCGCCTCGGTTCTTTCTAACAAAGTAACTGAGTACTTCCCCAGTATTTTTGTCTATCTTTATACCTACTGTAGTAGGGTCTAATAAAACTATATTCTTGATCTTATCCGACTGTGCGCCTTTCTCTAATAACCAAAAAGCCTCACCGCATAAATCTCGGTAGACTCTAGTCATGTAAAATAGCTCAATTCCTGATATACCACCTAACCTCTTAGGCTGTGGCCTACGCATTAAATCAATTAATGGGTGGTCATCTACCCTTTCTTTTGTGCCATCCTTGCCTACTTTGTGAAGTTCAATTTGGTACTGTTGTGAGCGCTCTCCAAGTAAGTTAACGCAGTCATAGACTGTGCCTACCATTGCAGATAGATTATGTTTAGAACGACTACTCTGCATGCCACCAAAGAGTTCTGTTATATTAAACTCTTCTTCTGGCCTGCCGTATCCGTATAATTGTTTCTCTACTGTATCATCATTTGATACTGCTAATCTTGCTAAGTTGCGTATGTTTTTAAAGCTTGCCATTTTTTAATCCTATACTGATATTGTACACTATTAATCAAAGTCAATGTCATCGTCATCAACCACCCTGCTTATGTCTACAAATGTGAGGGCAAAAGCGTCTGCCGTATCTGGTGATTCAACCTTAGTACCCTCTTCTGATTTGCGTTTGATCATATCTTCTTTAGGCTCTATCTGAATCTTCATACTGGTATTTTGCTTGTAAGCAACCCACCCAACTTCTAAAAAGTTAGGATCACGCTTAATCTTTCCACCCTCATTAACGATCCATTGCCTCATACGCCAGAACAATACAGCTTTGATGTTAGCGAACCCATTGTCTATCTTAATCCCCATCTCTTTACGCTCTCCGAATAGAACCTTTTGTATAAGGTAGCCTCGTTTCTCTAAAATGTAAGCCAGCCCATGTCCTACACCTCCTGCGTCTATGCCGATATGGTAATCTTTGATTCCATACTTCTTAATAATGTACTCGGCTATGTCTGCTTGTACTTCGGGATCTTCGTCAGATGTTTCTTTTTCTCTAATAGCATAGCCTGACTTAGGGAATCTAACCACATATACAGTCTTGTTTGAGCCAGTACCAGCAACGTCAATACCAAGCATAGCCTCGTCATCTACTTCTATTTCATCGGTTAAAGCTTCCTCAAGTGCTGTCTGGCTAATAAGTGATCTGTAACCATTAGGTAATATCTCAGAAGCATCAGGGAACTTACACTCGTACATCCACTCAAAGCCAGCTTCCTCTTTCATCTCGTTTAAGAAGTCCTCAGTGTATCTACCCTCTTTTAAAGCATCCCAGCAATCAACAAAAATTTTCATGTATCTAGTTCCATGCCAAGTCCTGTGGAAGTGATTACGGAATGATGGGTTTCCAATCTCTAAGATAAAGTTATCTTTGTGTCCTCCTACCATTCTCTTAACAGTAGAATAAAGCTCATCGTTGATCTGAGCAGACTCATCTAAGATCACATTAGGCGCACCATAGCCCATCAATGCTCGTTTAGTGTTCTTTGTGTTTGAAGAGTCGGCAGAGTAGATTCTAATCTCCCCACCATTTCTAAACGTAATACGATCTCTTGATCTATGTTGTTTCAACTTCTCTTTAGTATCGTAGAACTCTAGCTGCTCTGAGAATATAACGTCATCAAATAAATGCTCAATAATATAGTCCATGATGATACGAGCCTTGTCTGCGCTAGGAGCTACAATAGCCCACTTCTCGTTCTTACTAACTATCCTTAAGATTATCCCTAGAGCTACAGCAAAAGACTTACCATACTGAGTAGGGAGTATTAGTTGAGTTCGGGGGTATCTTCTCTTAGCAATAGTGTCAATGATTCTGATCTGGGTAGGAGTAAAAGTATAAGACTCTCCTTTCTCATCATTAAAGACTCGTAATAGGTTCTGCCATTTCTTAGTTGTATTCTCGTTCAGCGGTTTCAGAGTCGCTAGGGTCGTCTGTTTCATCTAGGAAGTCTCCTATCTTTTGTCTTGTTGACTTTAACGTAGTATCCATACTCATGTCCACTGTCTGTAAGGCCTTGCCCTCTGTTCTATCAGTTACTTCTTTTAACCACATCAATTCTTTACGGGATTTAAGCTGTGCATTGTAGGCTTTCTCTTGTGCCATTGTTCTAGTATCTTCTGGGTGATCGTTCAGCCAGTTCTTAAAGTCTTTAACTGTCATCCTGTCCATTAGATTCAACTGGTAAGAGTAGCTATCCTCTTTCTTCCACCCCCCTGGGTTTATGTTCTGAGGGTTATCAGCAAAGCCACCCTTGCCATTAGGGTTTCTATTCATGTCCTTGGCTTGGTTTGTAGTCATAACCTATATTGTACACCTAGTGTAAAAAGGCACCATATAGTGCCTTGGTGCGTCAGGGTCGGTACTGCCCCGCCTTCTGCTAGATGGAATCCAGCCGTCTTACTTTTAGACTTCTGACGCATACACTTGATTATTATAGCACCAAAGTATAAGCTCGGAGTATGAAAGAAATCTACTACAAAATCCAATACTATAACCCCGTTAGTCTGACCTACGTTGACCTACAAAAAAGCTTTAAGTCTATAGAAGAAGCGGTCAGTAAGGCAGATAGTGAGACGAAATATAGAATTATGCAGATTTCAGGCAAAAAAAGAAATATAGTGCTGGTTAGTTAATAACCTACTGCAATCTTTCGCCTAGATACATAGAAGCCCCCATATCCTTAATGGCTGAATATGGCATGATCGGAACATTAAGTTTATCAATATAAGACCTGTCAATGAAATATATATAACGTATCTGGAACCCAATCAATACTTTTGAACCCGTATACTTGACGTAGTCTGAAAATCTAAACTGCCCGTTAGTTACTTGGTAGTAGCTCTTTCCATCAAGCTCTTTTCTCGGTATGTTCGGGTTACTTTCTAGCGTCATCTTGTGGATAACCTCACCACTAGGTAGCATTGCCGTATTCTTATTTGACCTAATGTCGGTTAGTAAAAATCCACTAGCCCTGTATATCGTTCCATCACCACACTGCGTACCATCTGCAAAACTAACAATCCACTTTATATGTGGTGCTTTTTTCTTTATTATCTTTAACGTAATAGCTATGCACCTACTCTCGCTATTCTTTGGGAGTTTCTCGTCAAACGCCATACGATTTAGCTCCAAGAACTCGTTGAACCCAGTGTCTTTCACCAGACCCTGAATTTTGCGTTTATCCATAGAAGCACCATAAGAAAGAACCCCATGTAGTACACCATTAACGAACGCACCGAAGTGTAGCTGGCTATTATTAACTACCTTACCACTATAGTGGTGCTTCTTCACAAACTCGTTGGCAACCTTTGAGGTTATTGTTCTAACGAGTATATCTTTAGCGCTAATCTTCAATGAATTGTTTTGCGACATAGAATAACCCGTTACCATTGCTATTTTTATTTATTTCTTCACCAGTTATATTTGCCCTGGCTTTCTCTATCGCCATGTCAACAACCTCTTTCTGTGAAAGGTGGAGTGTAAAGGTAATCTGCGTAAACTCGGGTTCTTCTGAGTTAAGGTCAATCTCAGGTTCTTCGTAGATTGGCAAGTCTAAGCCCCACTCGTCAAGCTGTTCTACATCCCACTCATTAGCCAACTGATCCCAGTCCCATTCTCCACCACTAACATTGTCTTTTATTACAAACTCTCTCTGCTTCTCCTCTGACCAATCAACTACTTTAACTGGCACTTCTTTCCAGCCAGCTTCTACCATAGCCTTAAAGCGCATATTACCACCAAGGATTACATTCTCCTCGTTAATAACAACTGGTCTAACCTCTGCCATTTCTGGGAAGTCCTGTAGTGATTTAACTAGCTTCTTAAACTTATCGTCTTTAATAAGTCTTGGGTTCTCTGTGTTCGGTTTAATATCTTCTATTTTCATTCTCATAATATTTTCTCCATTATTACTCCACCACCTAAAGTCTTTTTATTCTTATATATACCTTTTTCAAACTTAGCTCTTGTTGATTCTACTTTCTTAGCGAAAGCTAATAAGTATCTGGTTTCTCCCTTGTCATCATATGGAGGTGTAGAGTCATCAGGAACAGTTAAGAGTAAATCAAAGCCATGATTCTTAGCATAAGCTTTAGGGTCTTGACCCGCTATTACTTCTATTGATCCTCTCTCTAGGTAATAGTCATACTCTGCATGAGTAACAGTCTTTCTATATTTATTAACCTCTTTAAGCGGTACAAATATTACTGACTTATAACCGAACCTACAGGCGAGTCTTAAAGACTCATCGGCTATAAGCTTATATCTTTTCTCTGAGTTAATTGCTAGCAGTATCTTCATGATCACTCCTTGTCCAGTTGTCGTTAGTTTTAGTATATCTTATTTTGATTATGTTCTCTGGTCTTATAAGAACATTATGATCATTGTGTAAAAACTTAGTATCCCAATCTACTAAACACTTATAACCCTTTCTTCTTATAAACAACCCAAAGTCTACATCAGGTCCGTAAGGTTCGTCATCCCACTTGAATGTGTGAGTTAAGAACAGCTCTGTTAAACAAGCGTAACCATACAAACCCCCTCCGTCTATTTCTTCGTAACCACTACCTAAGAACAAAGTCTCAACTATTGTAGGGTTTACTAGGTCATCAACACCCCAAGCACCTACCATCTTAACCCCCCATCTACCCGACTGAACACCCTCTACAAAACCTATGCTATCATCGGCTAACAGGGGTAGGTATAGTTTCCTCAAATCTAAATCTTCAAAGACAGTATCATCCTCAAAGCCTACTACAATATCGCCATCAGTTTTTTTAACCATCTCTTTTAGTTGATTCATAACCTCGGCTATTCTTTGCCTACGCACATTAACTCTGACTTCTGTAGGCTCGTGATCTCGGTTCATCGCTATTTGGAATGATCTAAACTTTAACTTGTCATCCATCTTCCTTAAATGATAAGAGATTCTAGGCTCATCGCAGTCAATAACAACGCATAGATTTACTAATGACCAGTCAAGATTAAGACTCTTTAAGTTATCAACCCATCTCTCTATAGCCCATACTCTAGTAAAAGGGCAAACAATAGTTATTACTGGCATAGCTTTTTATACTCCCCTCTCATAACATCCCAAGATATAGATTCTGCTAACTGATCTGCTTTTTGATTCTCAGCTAACATCTCATCCTCAGTCATGTTATAGAACTCGTCAATCTTACTTGCGAGCGCACTAGGATGTGCAGAATACAGTTGTACAGGTAATCTTGCTTTAAACTCTCCAGCCAGTCCAGTATCTACTAACCACTCCCCAGGTAAGAACATATCGTTAGGTTCTATGTCGGTCATTATTACAGGCATACCACAACTCAGAGCCTCATTCATTGGTAAACAATTACCTCCGTATCTTCTAGGTAGAACCATTACATCTCCTAACTTATAAACATCCTCATAGTTAGGTGTATCCTCTACAATAAATTCAATCTTAGACATATCTCCGTAGTCTTTAGCATATTGTAGGTAATCATCGGTGGTCATTGTCATATGATGTACAAGTCCTTGTTCGCCTTGGAATTTTATAATGACTTTAGCGTCTGTCTTAAGATATTTAGTAGCTCGGATTAAATCCATAGTTCCGTTTCTGTCCTGAGCTGCACACTTCCCAGCGTTATGTAAGAATCGTTTAGCTTGTTTGATCTGTCTAAAAGGTAGTCTTTCTCTATTAACAGGGCAATGTAAATAGATATGCTTAACACCTTTTGCATCACATATAGCCTGCATAGTCTCATAATTCCATTTAGATGGGGCAACTAATACATCAGGGAATGGAGCGTCTGGGTAATCATACCAATCTATAAACTCGTAATTATATTGATTGATCGTTTTAACACCCATCTCACGAGCAATATCATAGAACCTAGTGTTATATGGGGCTTCTGCAATAAAAACGCTAGTAAGGCCCTTAAAAAAGGCTCTAAGGGTATCGTCTGGTATCGGGTGTATGTTACAGAACGTAGCATTAGGGTATAAATCATAGTTTGACCTATTACCATTTAAGTGATCTATATCTACAACCAAAGTTTTGTCTGGTTTCATGGCGTTGTAATACTCCCACGTTTGGTTCGCCAAGCCTCCTCCATCACATCTCGCAATTAATCCATGCATTGTAACTCCTCCACTAACTTTTGATAGCTCTTAATTACTGACTCGGCATATATTAGACTAACCACAAAGCTATTGAATAACTCTGCTTGTTTAGGCGGAGCTTCCTCTATCTTAGAGTTATAGAACCGAGCCATCCTAGATAAGTTAGTTAACCTGCGTTCCATCTTAGGTACGTTAAGTAGTGGGTACATCTTTGCTAGCTCTGCTTTGGTCATACAAAAGTCTCCTCATACTTAGAAGCCGATCCCCTACCATCTAAGTGATAGCTTCGTTTAATACCTAGAGCATCAGTGTCGGGATGGTATACCCATAGTTTCCATAAATTCCAAGCCATAACACCACCCTCTAAGTAAGCAGAGTGTACAACGCTATGCATCTTATCCTCTATCATTGTTCGCTTATCGTTATCAAAGAACAGGTCAAGGAACGTTTTGTAGAATGCCGCAGAAGCTACATGAGGTCGTTGCGACCACTGGACTGTTCTTACCATAGGAATAAGCTTGCTACCTACCTTGAGAGGTTCTTCGTCTAAAGTCATGTGCTTGTAGTCGGGTAAGATAAGTTCTTCGTGGCATAACCTAACAAGGTTAGCTTCCCCCTCTTTAATACAGTTAACTATTCCCTCCCACTGTATAACTCTATCTGGTGTAATAGGTGTATCATGTTCAACAAATAATACTAAGTCAGTCCTAACTTCTTTTAGCGCCTCCTTAGTCATAAGAGCTTGGTGTTGGTGTTCTTCAAATATTATAGGGTAGACGTTCTTCCACTTGTGGTTAGCGAGCCATATAACTTGTCGGATGTACTCATTATAGATATTCCGCATTTCCTCCTGCTCTGGTCTAACACCATCAAACATTAATATAATCTCTGCTGTTGGTAAATGAGTCCTTACAGATTCTATAGTTTCATCAATAATAGAAGTATCTGGGTTTGATTCTATAGGGCTGGTTGGTACTAGGACAGTGATAGATTCTTTAGTGCCTACTAAATCAAGCTTTAAATCTCTCTTGTATCTCATCCACCAAGCGAGACATTCGTTATTAATTACAGGATATTCATCTCTTACTCTAATTAATTCGCTTTGTACAAAATCATAATTGTCAAAGCTAGGTAATGGAGATTCTGGGAATAGCCTAGCCCAATAATTATCTACTCCTGCTGGTGAGATGTTATCGCATATAGGAACAGCCCCACACTCTAAAGCTTCAAAAACTCTAAAGGAATCAGGCGTTGCTGGTCCACTAGGGCAAGGTACTGCTTTAGCACTCATCATCTTCTGGTAATAATCAGTAGGCTCTAAACCTTTAGTAAAACCAGGAGTAGATATAAACTCCCCATTTAACTGGTTGTTATCTTTAAACTCAACAATAGTCTCCTGAGCTTTAGCTAGCAACTGTCTACGCTCGTGGGTGATCTGACCGCTAAAGAAGTAGTCTAGTGTCTTAGATGGTGGCGATAAGTGTAGCTTCATATGAGGTGGATAGCCCTCGCCTAAAAACACTGTACCCTCTGGGTAGTCGTGTTTGAAGTCGGGTGTCATTACATACAGCTTTATATTGGGGTGGTCAAGTTTCTCAATAGGGAATAGACTCTCCTCATCACTAGATATAATTAATGTCAAATCTTCAATCTTTAACAGCTCTTTGTTAAGCCTAGATATATCATCTAAGAGATACCTACCAGCAATGATTACAATAGCCTTATCGGACTTAACTAACTTAGATACTTCTTGGTTCTCTTGGTCCTTAAACAGATCTTCAAACATACCTTGATCCCACAGCTTGCCCCTTAATGGCTTACCAAAGTACAACCAAAAGACTTTCATTTAAGCTCAGTTCCTTTCGGCCAGTAGACCATATGAAGTTCGTGCATATAGTCAAGATACTTTTCCTCGTAACCAAAGTCCTTAATCCAATTCCTAAAGTCACCAGCATAGTCACCGAACTGTGCGAACATGAACTCAGGATGAATTGATGCATAGATGATAGGCATATGTTCTCTTATCATTTCCTCTGCACCTTTCATAACTTCCCAGTCTGAACCCTCGCAGTCAAAGGTGATTACAGTTGGCGGTGCAGTTCCCATAAGGTGTACTACATCATCTATCTTAATCTGGGGTAGACCATCAGCTTCATTCACTAGCTCACTGAATCCATGTGCGGGTTCTATCTCGCCATCAGCACACTTAGGCCATCCGCTATTATTAACAGTTAAGTCTTGCCCTAATGCCTCATCTGGTTTAGGTGGTATAAGTTGTGTCTTGTTACTAGCAAAGCCATAGAAGTTAAACAGTGGCTCTTTTAGTTTGTTGGCTTCATAAGTCTGTTTTATTGAGGGCCAAGATTTATAGTTAGGTTCAAACAGTACAGTATCAGCGCCCCACTTAGCGCATAGAGCAGACATCTCTCCTAGCTCTGCACCGACATAGTAGACCACATCCCCCTTACCTATGTTCTTAGACATTGAGAGTAGGCGTGGGCCTTCCCACCCGTCTAGGTTCTTCCACTCAGGTCGATCAGCTCTATGCTCAGGGAGTATCAAATCCCAGCGTTGGTTTAGTTTTGCTTTTACTAGTTTGATCATAATCCTAACTCCTTAATAATTTCAGTCCACCTGTTTTTATAAGTATGATTAGCCTTAACGTGTTCATGTCCTGCCTTGCGAATCTTCTCACGCTCATCATCATGCTCAAGGTAGTAGTCTATCTTAGATTTAAGATCATCAAAGTCTCCGAACTTAAAGAACACTAAGTGCTTACCATCTTCAAAGTGTTCCTCTAAGCCCTTGATATATGGGTGGATCATGAATCCCCCACGCCCTAGAGTTTCGTATACTCTATCACTCCAGTAATAAGGGTAGTCAAAGTTTAGGCATAGAGAATCGCCAATCGCAATTTTTGAAGTTTGATAAGTCTCATTCAGTAAAAGCCCTCTTATAGTCCCAGTAGAACCATCACCACCAACGTGAGTGAATTTGTCTTTATAAGTTTCTTTTAGCCACTCTACTAGCTCAGGTCGCCATTGCCACTCTGGGTGGTAGCCTTTAGAGCCTACGAATATAACATCGTTACTGGCAAAGTTCTTAGGCATTCCCATTACTTCTCTGCACTCTTGATCAAACACACCAGCCTGCAAATAATGGCCCTTAACTTCAGTATTCTCATTGAACCAATCCGCCGTTAATTTATCTACAGTAAAGAAGTGTCCTATATCTTGGGATGTAATGAGAGGGGAGTATAAAAAGCTATGCCAGTGATAACTATTGTTTGCCCTTTTACTAGAGTGTGGGCTATAGAACGATGGGTTGATAACCTAAAGAGTCTTGACCTTGATTGGTCGTTGGTTAATCTATGCGTTGTTATTGATTGTGATGAGCCTAGAATCTCCTACCATTTAAGAAAGATGGATGACAAGCTAAAGTTTAGATCATTCCAAATAGCGATGAACCGAGATCACGAGCCTACAGAAGTTAGAGTTAATGTTCGTAGGCAAAGAATAGCCGAAGTTATGAATCAACTAAAAGAGATGGTTAGAAAAACTGATGGCGATATTGTAGTAGGGTTTGAGGATGACACTGTATTTGAAGACTTAGACTTAAGGAAGTTATATCTACCCCTGTTAGCCGATGACAACATCGGGTTTGTAGAGGGTGTTCAGTCGGGTAGATGGGGGGTTAAGATGGTAGGTGCTTGGAGTGTTGATGACCTAGTAAACCCTACAATAGTTGAGACTTTGTTCTTAGGTAGTGGTTACGAAGAAATAGACGGAGGGGGTTTGTATGGTTACGCCTGTTTGACTGAGTTATTTTTAGCTCACACATTCAAATGGGATGACGAGCCATACGGACCAGATGTGGACTTTGGCTTGTTTATAAGAAGAAAAGGTTATAAGTGTTTAGTAGATTGGGATACTAAGTTTTTACACAATG